CCGGACGAATCACAACGCACAATGCGACGCTGGCTGCGGGTGCCTCTGTGGCGTTCCAGCTATCAAACACCCAAATTGCGGCCAGTGACGTGATTTTGGTCACCCCTACAGGGGTCGCCGGGGCCGCACTGAACTATTCAGTGCGCGTAATGGTGGAGGCTGTTGGCTCAGCTTACATCATCTTGAAAAATGAGACAGCCGGAAGTTTGTCTGATGCTGTTGTGCTGAACTTCGCCATCATCAAGGGCGCCACCGCATGATGAACCTACCCCAACTCACCCAAGACAAGGCCAACCACGTCATTTACGGCCTGTTGGCTTTTACGCTGGCCGCGTCTTTCTTTGACGCCGCCCGAGTGCTCAGCCTTGCCAACGCCACCGCCCCCCCCCCCCCGCCACCTCACCCGCAGGCATGGGGGCAGCTGTATGTGGAAGCCGGTGCGCTTAAGTACCGTGGCTCCTCCGGCACCATCACTACAATCGCACCAGCATGAACCAAACAATCCGAGATCAAATCTTCGAATCGGTCAGCCGCACGAACATCCGGGCGTGGCTGGAGTTCAAGCGCAATCAGCAGGTCGAGATCCTGTGCGCGAACCCAGACCACAACCAGATACTCAAAGCCCAAGGCGCCGTGGCAGTTATTGACGAAATGCTGCAACGCATCGCTGCTGCCCGCTCTTGACCGTGTCAATTTATGTGCTAACATGTTAGCCAAGCTGTAGGTGTTGAGTGATGTTCACCAACACCTGCGTATCTGAACACCGGAAATCCGGATCAGGAGAACAAATTGAGCCAAACGAAGCTGCCTCGCCAGGTGCAGAAAGACCTGGACAACGCCCTTGCTCTGCAAGCCCAGATGCAAGAATCCGTAGCAAATGCAGCACCGGTTGTGACCGACGTGTCCCAGCTTGTGCAGCCTGCCCCGGCCCCGGCGCCCGCCACAGTCGAACCACCTGCGGCGCAGCTTCCACCCGCAGAGCCTCAGAAGCCGAAAGTGGACGACTTCGAGCACAAGTACAAAGTGCTCCAAGGCATGTTCAACCAGCAGAACCAAGCGTTCCGCGATCTGCAAGAGCAGATCAAGGAGCTCAAGGCCAAAGCTGAGAAACCCGCCGAGCCGCCCACCCCAGCCCCGAAGCCTGCGATGGACCCGAAGGATATCGAAACCTTCGGCAAGGACATGCTTGAGATGGTGCAGCGCCATGCCGAGTCAGTGTTCAACGCTCTGTCCCAACAGTTCACCTCGCGTTTCGCGCAGGTTGAGCAGCGAATTGGTGGCATCGAGCAGACCCTGAACGGTGTGAGCCAGAAGACGACACTGTCGCTAGAGCAGCAGTTCTGGAAAGACTTGGCCCAAGCCGTACCGGACTTTGCCCAGATCAACGAGTCGACTCAGTTCCTGAGTTGGCTCGCCGAGGTAGATCCAGTGTTCGGCTATCAGCGCCAAGCCGCATTGCAAGATGCGCAGAACAAGCTGGATGCGAGTCGCGTCATCGCCCTGTTCAACGCCTTCAAGGCAACGAGCACACAGCCCGTGTCCCGTCCGCAGAACGAACTAGCAGCCCAAGTCGCTCCGGCCACTTCTGCTGCCGCCGCTCCCCAGCCGGTGACCCAGGCCCAAGTGCCGATCACCATGTCTGCGATCACGAAGTTTTACGACGACGTGCGCCGTGGACGCTACGTGGGACGCGAAGCGGAACAGCAGCAGTACGAAGCACTCATCAATCAAGCTGCCGCTGAAGGACGCGTTATCGAGAAGTGACGGTCACGGCGGCGCAGTAAGACCGAAAGGATAGACAATGTCCACCATTACCCCCGCCGCCGTATACCCCGTATCGGGTTCCAACGGTTCGACCACCGGCTCGAACTACAACACCTCGCCATCCGCGTCGGGCACCTTTATCCCCTCGCTGTGGTCCGCCAAGCTGAACGTCAAGTTCTACGCTGCCTCCACCTTTGCCGCCATCGCCAACACCGACTGGCAGGGTGACATCAGCGGCCTGGGCGACAAGGTCATCATCAACAACATCCCCACGATTACCGTCAACGACTACACCATCGGCGGTAACCTGACTTATCAGGCACCTACCCCCAGCACCCTGGAGATGGTGATCGATAAGGGTAAGTCGTTCGCGTTCGCGCTGTCCGACGTGCTGGTGTATCAGTCCCAGCCCAACCTGATGGAGACTTTCTCCAACGACGCCTCTGAGCAAATGCGCGTGGCGATCGACGGCGACTGCTGGAAGCGCACCGTCAGCCTGTTCCTGGCCGCCGCCGACTCCACCGGTAACTACGGTGCCACGGCCGGCGTGAAGTCCGGTGGTTACAACCTGGGTACCGACCTGGCCCCCGTCACCCTGACTGCCACCAACGTGCTGCAAAAGCTGTTGGAGTTGGCCGCTGTGCTGGATGAGCAAAACGTCCCTGAGACTGACCGCTGGCTGGTGATCGACCCCTACACTCGCACTCTGCTGATGCAGTCGAACTTGGCGCAAGCCCAGTTCATGGGTGACTCCACCTCCATCGTCCGTAACGGCCTGATCGGTAAGATCGACCGCTTCAACGTGTACGTGTCGAACCAGCTGCCCGCCGCTACCGCCGGTAACGGCTACCCTCCTGGTTTCGGTGGTTCTGCCTCCGTGGTTGGTGGTGCTCTGAAGCGCCGCGCCATCTTCGCCGGCCACAAGTCTGCGATCAGCTTCGCCTCGCAGATGACCAAGACCGAAACCTTGCGCAACCCCAACGACTTCGGCGACCTCGTTCGCGGTCTGCAAGTGTTCGGCCTGCAAGTGGTCAAGGGTTCCGCGATGGCCTTCCTGCAAGTCGCCTAACGTGACGATCACCAGGTGACCCCTGGTGACTAACACGTTAATGTGTTAAAGTAGGCCCGGCCCATGCCGGGCTTTTTCACATCTAGCCATGGCAACAACCGCGCTTCAAATCTTCGATGACGCTCGCATCATCCTCAAGGATGCGAACGCGACTGCATGGGATGACGCCAAGCTCCTGACCTGGTTGAATGCAGGTCAGCGCGAGATCGCTTCCGTCCGTCCCGACGCGTACACCCGAATCGCCGCTTTCACGCTGGTCGCCGGTACTCGGCAAACCCTGCCCACCGACGGCGAACTGCTGATCCACATCCCCCGTAACCTGCAATCTGATGGCGTTACCGCCGGACGCGCCATCCGCAAGTCAGACCGAGATGAGTTTGATCTGTTCCGCCCTGACTGGCACACCGAGACGCCGGGCGTGACGACCAACTATGTGTATGACCCCTACACGCCGTACAGCTTCTACGTTTACCCACCCGCCGTGGCAGGCAACAAGGTCGAGCTGATCTACGCCGCAACGCCGCCAGACCTTACCGGTGCTGACGCCAGCATCGTCATCAAGGACAGCTACCGCAACGCACTGCTGGACTACGTGCTGTTCCGCTCATTTGCAGAGGATGGTGAGATCGAGGGCGCGAGCACTCGCGCAGTGGCGCACAAACAAGCGTTCGACCAGTTCCTGGGCAACAAGGCCCGCGCCGATGTGTCCGCCTCGGCAGCGCAGGCTGCATCGTGAGGTGATTGATGGGCACCCTATCTTCCTTGTACCCACAGCTGACGGCCCAGGCTCCTGGGCTGAGCGACATCGTCGCCGGGCAGCAGATGATGTACGCGGCTCGCAAGTTCTGCGACGAGACAAAGATCGTCAACCAGGTCTTGCCCACCGTGGTGGCGTCCACCCAAGACGTCACCGTTCCGAACCCTGCTAATCTTGAGTTGTGCGGATTCCTGCGCATCACCTGCGGCGGTCGGACCCTGTGGGCTCGATCAGAGGCCGCGATTGATGCTGCACTGGGTAGCACCGACTACATGAGCTTCCCCACCAGCGGCACCCCGGGGGATGTGATTGTGCTCAACCGCAACCAGATCCGATTGGTTCCTGCTCCGAGCGTTCCTCAGTCTCTGGTGATCCTGGCCGCCGTTCGCCCCACGTTGACGGCTACCACGGTGCCCGACGTGCTGGTTGACCGCTGGTACGACGCGATCATTAGCGGCGCCCTGTCTCGCATCTTGCTGACTCCCGGCCAGTCGTATACCAACATCGCGCTGGCGCAGGCGCACGGCGCAGCGTTCGGGCTTGAGATCAACAAGGCCCGCATCGTGCTGAACACCAGCGACAGCCGCAACAGGACACGCGTTCGCGGGCCAAGTTTCACGGGGCGTTGAGATGGTAGCCATCTATCACCGAGCTTACGCAGGCATGCGCCCACGCCAGGCGCCCGAACTGCTGTCACCTGGCGAAGCAACCTACGTGCTGGATGCCCGCCTGGACGGTAGTGACGTCGAGCCGTGGAATCAGCCCAGCACAATCCTGGCGCTGACCGCAGGTTCGCCCGTCAAGACGATCTATCGGTTCGGTCAAGACATAGCGAGCGAAACGCAGTATTGGTTCCAATTCACGACCGACGTGAACGTGGTTAAGGGGCCGATCAACGACGACACCGAGGAACGCACGTACTGGACCGGCGATGGATACCCGAAGAAGACCAAGGCTTCCTTGGCTACTGGCGGCACGCCATACCCATACTCCTCGCTGCGCATGGGGTTACCCCAGCCTTCATACACGCCAGTCGTGACCGTCAACGGCACGGCTACCAACCCCAACGACCCCGCCACCTCGGTGCTGTACAAGGTCGTCTACGTCAGCTCATGGGGCGAGGCAGGTAAGCCTTCCGCCGCCAGCAACATCGCCACGTATCGCCCCGGGCAGACTCCTCGGGTGACTCTACCCTCTGCGCCTTCCGGTGCGTACGACATCACCAAGGTCTGGATCTATCGCTCCAACACCGGTACGTCGAGCACGCAGTACCAGTACGCTGCTGAGGTGGCTGTAGGAACGGCCTACTGGGACGACACCGTGGCTTCCTCGGCGCTGGGTTCCACCATGGTCAGCACCAACTTCGACGTTCCCGACGACTCCATGGTTGGGCTTATCAGCGTCGCCAACGAGGTGATGGCCGGATTCTTCGGCAATCAGCTGTGCTTCAGCGAGCCAGGCTATCCCTACGCCTGGCCGATCAAGTACCGCCAGTCTCTGGATGCACCGATCGTCTCGATTGCCGCGTTCGATCAGACCACTGTGGTGTCGACCAAGAAGTCGATCACCCTGTTCACCGGCATCGACCCCGCCAGCGTGACCGCCACGAAGCTGGCCGACACCCGCGTCTGCGTGTCCAAGCGTTCGATGATCGAGGCGTTCGGCGGCGTGGTGTATGCCTCCGCAGTTGGCTTGATGCTGATTGATAGCTCCGGCATCCGTGACCTGACCGAGACGCTGATGGCTCGCAAAGACTGGCAGGCGTACAAACCAGAGTCGATGCAGACCTTCGCAGTCGACAATCGCCTGATCGTGTCCTTCGATACAGGCACGCGCAAGGGATGTTTGATCCTGAGTATGGGCGCCGATGCAAACATGGCGGAGTTGAGTGTTGCCCCAACAGCGGGGTTTGTGGATCGCCGCACCGATGAGCTGTACTTGGTCGTGGACAACACCATCGTCAAGTGGAACGGCGGCACCCCCTACACCGCGACGTGGCGCTCCAGCGTGACCTGGCTGCCAGTGCGGTCCTGCATGCGCACCGCCAGGGTAGATGCCGATGTCTATCCGGTGCGCTTCAGTCTGTACGCGGACGGGGCCAAGGTGTTCACGACCAACGCGTACGACAACGCGCCGTTCCGCCTGCCTAGCGGCTACCGTGCGCACCGCTTCTATTACGAGATCCAGACCACCGGACGGGTTAGCTCGTCAGGTATGGCGACGTCAACGGCGGAGCTGACGAATGGCGCTGCTTGAAGAATTTAAACAGATGTCCGATCGCATCAGCAAGGAGCTGAGCGAGGGCAAGTTCGACCTGTCCACGATCCGCCGTGTGTTCGCCGCCATCCCGCCGCCACGCGGCGACGCTCGCGACACGCTTGAGGCGCTGAAGCAGAACGTCGACCAGCTCACAGGCGCATCCGGGTCCGTGCTGGACAAGGCGCTGACGCTGCGCGACCTCATCAACGAAGGCACCTTCGGCGTGAGCGTCAACGGCCAGCTCGTCACGCCAGTGAGCGTGAGCAGCTCACTGCTGGTGCCAACCAACACAGCGTCTGATCCGCTGTTCGACCCACTCCCTACACTGACCTCCGCCCCAGTGCCGGAGAACCTGAGGGCCACAGCGACGTTCAAGTCGGTCTTTGTGGAGTGGGACATCGTCGACTATGCCAACGCGGGTGGCGTGGAGATTTGGCGTGCGGCCACAAACGCCTTAGGCACGGCCACGAAGATCGGCCAGACCACCGCCAAGATCTACGTCGACCAGACTGCGTTGAGCGGTGTGAGGTATTACTACTGGGTACGATCGTTTCTCTCGGATGGCGTGACGTTCAGTGGCTACAACGCCGTATGGGGGACCGTTGCATCCCTCGGTCTTGTTGGTACTTCCGACCTTGGCAGCCTGATCGTCACCGCCGCCAAGCTGGCCGATGGTTCCGTGGAAGCGACCAAGGTCGCCAACCTCGCGGTCGGTAATGCTGCGATCCAGAACGGGGCTATTACCAACGCGAAGATCGGTAACCTGGCGGTGGACACTGCACAGATCCAAGACGCCGCCATCACCGACGCGAAGATCGCCAACCTCGCGGTCGGTAATGCTGCGATCCAGAACGGGGCTATTACCAACGCGAAGATCGGTAACC